AAACCATGCCCCTTGACACTGCCCTCGCGATGAAGGTCTGGTACCGCTATGCATGGTGCCGGGATAACGGTCATGCTCAATTCGTCGAAAAATCGGACATTTGTGACCGGTATTTCGCGGGCGACCAGTGGGATCCGGCTGACAAGGCCAAATTGAAGCTGCAGCGCCGTCCGGCGCTGACGATCAACAAGATCATCAGCACCATGTCGAACGTCATGGGCGAGCAGATCTACAACCGCAGCGAGATCAGTTTCCGACCGCGTTCCGGTGCCCCAGAGGAAACCGCGGCGGCTCTGGTCAAGGTTTTCAAGCAGATCAGCGACAACAACCAGCTCGACTGGAAACGCAGCGACATGTTCGCCGACGGCGTGATCCGGTCACGTGGATTTCTCGACGTACGTCTGGATTTCAACGATCAGATGCAGGGTGAAGTACGCATTGAGAATATCAATTCGAAGAACGTCATCGTCGACCCTGACGCCGAGCACTACGACCCGGACAAGTGGAATGAAGTCTTCGTCACGAAGTGGATGACGGCTGACGATATCTGTATTCTCTACAACAAGGAAGACGGCGAAGCACTGCGCAACCGCGAGCAGAGTTTCTTCCCATACGGATACGACTCGATTCAGTCCCGGCGAGATCGTTTCGGAGACCGTTTCAATCCGATGTACAACGGTACGTACGACGAATCAAGTGTGATGCGGAATATCCGTGTCATTGAGCGCCAGCATCGCAAGCTGGACATGCAGAAACACTTCCTCGCACCCACGACGGGTGACATGCGGCAGATCCCGCAAGACTTCAGCCGCGACAAGATTGCGTGGTTCGTCGAAAAATTCGGTTTCCAGGTCGTGCCCAAGCAGGTCCACCGCATCCGCTGGACCGTGTGCGCCGACAACTTCATCCTGCACGACGACTGGAGTCCGTACAAGCACTTCACCGTGGTGCCGTATTTCCCATTTTTCCGCTACGGCACTACTGTGGGGCTGGTCGAGAATCTCACGGGCCCGCAGGAGCTGCTGAACAAGGTCACGAGTCAGGAGCTGCACGTCGTCAACACGACGGCGAACAGTGGTTGGAAGATCCGGGCCGGTGCCTTGGTGAACATGACCACCGAGGAGTTGGAGCAGCGTGGAGCCGAGACCGGGCTCGTGCTGGAGGTCAACGGGGATCCAGACAAGGATGTCACCAAGATCAGCTCCAACACAGTTCCACAAGGACTGGACCGGGTCAGCTACAAGGCTGAGGAGAGCATCAAGACGATCTCCGGGGTCAGCGACAGCATGCAGGGCATGGACCGCGCTGACGTAGCTGCCAAGGCTATTCAAGCCAAGCGGCAAGCCGGCAGTACGAACCTCGTCAAGCCACTAGACAGTCTCGTGCGCAGTGACTACATCCTCGCGCGCAACGTACTCGATCTCGTGCAGGAGTTCTACACTGAGCCACGGCTGCTGACGATCACCAAGGACCGTATTACTGGTGAGAGTGAAACCTTCGGGATCAACCAGCCCACGCCCGAAGGCGAAATCGTCAATGACTTGATGCTGGGCGAGTACGACATCGTCATCAGCTCGGTCCCGCAGCGGGAGACCCTGGAGGACAGTCAGTTCGAACAGGCTATGAGCCTGCGTGAGGCTGGCATCGGTATCCCCGACGACGTGCTGATCGATGCGAGCCGCCTAATCAACAAGAAGGAAATTCTGGAGAAGATGGCCGCAGCAGCGTCCAGCCCGGAAGCGCAGCAGCAGCGTGAACTGCAGATGCGTGCCCTGGCCGCTGAGGTCGGCAAGACTGAGGCCGAGATCGAAAACAAGGCAGCCGACACGGGCCTGCGTCAGGCGAAGACAATGAAGGAGAGCGTGAGTGCGCAGAAAGAAGCGGCGACGCCTCCTGAAGACAATGGCCTGGGCATCAAGCTCATGACCGCACAGGCAGACATGGCTCTCGAAAATCAGAAATTCGAGCATCAGAAAGAGTTGGACTATGCCGAGCTGCACCACAAGATGCAGCTTGAACGTGCTCAGGCTCAACAAGATGCTCAACTTAAGGCGGAGCAGGCTGCCACTGAGCGCCAGCTCCGCATTCAGCAGGCTGCGAATCCTCAACCCCAACCCACCAAGCAAGGAGCTTGAACATGCCCTCTGACGAAGTTCTTGACCGCGGAGACGACTTCACCCCCACCGACGACGCACCGAAGGTCGAAACTCCCACTGATGAGGACAAAGCCAAGGTCGGCGTGACCGCGGACGACAAAGTCGAGACCGAGGTCAAGGAAGAGCCCAAGGAAGAGTCCAAACCGGCCAAGAAAGACACCCGCATTCCGCTGGCTCGCCACGAAGAGCTGCTGAACAAGGAGCGCGAGCGGCGCGCTGCGCTGGAGGTTGAGCTAGCAAATTCCCGTCAAGGACAGCGCATCGCAGCGGCGAACGTCGACATTGCGAAAGCTGAGGAGCGGCTCCTGGCCTTGGAAGAAGAGCACGCCCAACTGGTCACTGACGGCGAAGCCAAGAAGGCTGCCGGCAAGATGGCTGAGATCCGCAAGCTGGAGCGGTCGATCATCGAATCGCGCGCTGACATGAACATCCAGGCTGCGGAGGCGCGCGCTTACGAGCGGGTGCGCTACGACATGATCTGTGACCGCTTGGAGGAGGCGTACCCAGTGCTCGATGAGAAGCACGAAAGTTTCGACGCCGAGAAGTCTGCCGAGGTCATGGAGCTGATGCAGGGGTACGTGGCCACGGGCAAGTACACCCGCGCCGACGCGCTGCAGAAGGCGGTCAAGGTGCTGATGCCAGCGGTCACCACGCGGCAGGAGAAGGCCGTCGAATCGGACGTGCGCGTGGATCCGGCCGAGGTCGCCAAGAACGCTCGTACGCTCGCCGCACGCAACAAGGCGGCTGATGCCGCCGCCAAGCAGCCCCCGGACATTACGAAGGTAGGAGTGGACAGCGACAAGATGGGCGGTAAGCTCGACGCCGCCAAGGTCATCAAGATGAGTCAGGATCAGTTCGCCAAGCTTGACGACGAAACGTTGGCGCGTTTGCGTGGAGACGAGCTGGTCTGATCTTTCAACCCGAGGAGCCTTTCATGCACCACATCCAGTCCCCCCGTACCTGCGACGCCTCCATCGAGGAGGAAATCCTTGCCAAGGGTCTGACCGCGCCGCGTGTCACGCCCGCCGACATCGAGGCGAACATCGAGAGCTGCCACTACTTCACTGCTGCCGAAGGCGTGTTGGGCGCTATGGTGGAAGAGCTGCGGCGTTTCGCACCCGAGAAGAGCGTCTCGACGGCGCCGCTGTCGTCCATGTTCTCGTCCCCTCCCGGGCCGCTCGACCTCCTGACCTTCTGCGTCCTGGTGCTGCGTAACGGCTTCACCGTCACCGGCGAGTCTGCCTGCGCCAGCCCCGAGAACTTCGATGCCGAGGTGGGTAAGAAGATCGCCCGTGCTAACGCGGTCAACAAGATCTGGCCGCTGATGGGCTACGAGTTGAAGAGCAGGCTGGCGTAACTTGCCACTCTGATGTAGACTCTGCCCACGTCCGGGGCACGACACGCCCCACTGCCAGAGGACGCAGCGCCAAAGTCCTCCTTCGCTCAGCCGTAGCGACACGCGGTGTAGCGGCCCACAACGGCCATTCATCCTCACGCAAGTGAAGGAGAACCACTATGGCTCTCACCAATTTTGGACTGCTCACCGCTGAGCAGAAGACCGTCTGGTCGATGGACCTGTGGCGGCAAGCGCGCAACCAGTCGTTCATCAACCGCTTCCTGGGCAAGGGCCCGAACTCGCTGGTGCAGCACATCACCGAGCTGAAGAAGACGGAGAAGGGCGCCCGCGCGGTCATCACGCTGCTGGCTGACCTCACCGGTGACGGCGTCGCAGGCGACCGCACGCTGGAAGGCAACGAAGAGGCGATGCAGACCTTCGATCAGGTCATCCGCATCGATCAGCTCCGTCATGCCAACCGCCACGAAGGTCGTATGGCCGACCAGAAGTCGATCGTCGAATTCCGGGGCAATTCCCGGGACGTGCTGGCCTACTGGCTCGCCGATCGTATCGACCAGCTCGCCTTCCTGACCATGTCGGGCGTCAGCTACGCCAACAAGACCTCGGGCGTCGCGCGTACAGGCTCGGATCTGCCGTTCCTGGAATTCGCTGGTGACGTGTCTACGCCGACGGCGAACCGCCGACTGCGCTGGGACGGCACGAGTGCAACGAAGACCTTGGTGACCAACGCAGCGACCTCAGCCGTGACCGCAACGGACACCCCGAGCTGGGAAATGCTCGTGCAGCTCAAGGCTTACGCCAAGGAGCGCTACATCCGCGGCATCAAGGAAGACGGCGGCCAAGAGACGTACCACTGCTTCATGACCCCGCAGGCCATGTCCAAGCTGAAAATGGACAACAACTACATGCTGAACCTGCGGCACAGCCAGGAACGGGGCAATAACAACGAGCTGTTCACGGGTAGCTCGGTCAAGATCGACGGCATCTATCTTCATGAGTTCCGTCACGTCTACAACACCCGCAACGCCGTGAGCGGCTCGGGCAAGTGGGGTTCTGGCTCGAACGTCGATGGTTGCCAAGTGCTGTTCTGCGGCGCTCAGGCTCTGGGCATGGCCGACATCGGCGCTCCTGAATGGGTCGAGAAGGGCTTCGACTACGAGAACCAGCAGGGCATCTCGGTCGGCAAGATCTTGGGTTTCCTGAAGCCCAAGTTTGGCAACATCTACGAGTCGAACGCCGTCGAAGATTTCGGCGTCATTTCGTGCTACGTGGCCCAGTAAGGAGAACTGACCATGGCAAAGAAGCAAGCCTCCCGCACCGCTCAGTACCCGTTGGTCCAAGAGTTTGACTTCAAGTGGAACGACTGGGTCGTCGACTCGGCTGACGGCACGAAGAAGACGCTTGGCTCGACCGTCGCGCTGAGCACGGATCCGACCGAGCCGGGCCTGACCGGCCCAGTTGCCAACACTATCACTTTTGACTGCTTCGGCATGCCGCCCGGCGCGCAGATCATCGGTGGCGATCTGGTCATCGAGACGGCCTGGGCCGGCAGCACCGCCGCGACCATCACGTTGGGCATTGCAGGTACCCTGACGAACATCCTGGGCTCTACGTCCCTGATGGCGTCCGCGAACACCCGCACGGCGCTGTTGCTGACCTCGGCACTGACCTGCAACACAGGGTCGAATGTACGCGCGACCATTGCTTACACCGTAGCCAACGCCACGGCGGGCAAAGCGCGCATCCGTTTGCTCTACACTGTCGACGGCCGCAGCAACGAGGTTCAGATCACTTGATCAAGGCTCAATCCGAGCTGAGCGTTCAACCCAGCGGGGCCTACGGGCCCCGCTTTACCGAGGAGAGTTATGGAGTTCATGATGTTGCGCGACCGCACAGTGGTGTCGCTCTATGGTCATGCGATCGAGTTCAAGAAGGGCGTGCTCACGCATGTTCCGCCCGCGCTGTACGCTGAAGTTCTGGCGGCAGGAGGCGTACCGAAAGACGAGCTGCCTGAAGAGGACGCCTCGAAGATCGTCGAACCGACTGAGCCGCATGTCCGGTCCGAGAAGATTCAGGCGGCTATCCAGGTCATCGTCGACCGCGCCCGTCGCGAGGACTTCACTGCTACCGGTGCCCCGCACCCGAAGATCCTGAGTGCTGAACTGGGCTGGCCTGTCGCGTCCAAGGAACGTGATGCAGAATGGGCGCTGTTCCAGGCTGACCGGGACTGAGCATGAACACGACAGAACTGCTGGAGCAGTTCCGCGAGGAGATGAACGACGTAGCGACGCCGTATCTCTGGAGCGACACTCTCGTCTACCGCTACATCGGTGACGCTCAGAAGCAGTTCTGCCGGTTCACCAATGGCATCTCTGACAGCCGCACGCCGGCTGTCACACAGGTCACTATTCAACCGGGTGTGGAGTGGTACGCTGCGCACTCCTCAATCCTGAAGGTCCGGTTCATGACACGCTGTGACACTGGCCGCGACGTGAACGCAGCGAACTTCGACCAGCGAGCCTACTCGGGCATCGTGTTCGACGGACGCACCGGGCCGCTTAAGGCGCTGGTCCACGGTCTGGAGGGGCATTACCTGCGTGCGTGGCCTGTGCCGGATACGTCGACCCGCGTGACGGGCACTACGGTCGGCGTCACGCCCCTGGGCGCTTCCAGCGTGACCTTGATCAGCACAGACGGTATCAAGGTAGGGCAGAGTATCTCCGGACTTGGCATCGCGCCATTCACGACGGTGCTCTCAGTTGCTGGTGCGGTCGTTGTCTTGACGCTCCCGACCACGGCAGAAATCCCCGACGCGGCGGCGCTCACCTTTGACCTTACGGTCAACCTTTCAGTTTTCCGCTTGCCGATCACTGCAATCACCGACGACGGTGATCAGGAATTCGAAATTGACGAACAGCACCATGAACATCTGCTTCTGTGGGTAAAGCATCGCGCCTACAGCAAGCAGGATGCAGAGACCTTCGACCGGACCAAGGCAAAAGAATTCGACGATGCATTCCGCGGATATTGCGCACGGGCTAAGTCTGAACAGGATCGGTTGCGCCGTGTTCCCACCCCTGTCGCTTATGGCGGCATTTAACTACGAGTGAATTATGAGCAAGACCAATACCTTCGAGAGCGACCTGCTGCTGCTTCTCTTCAACAACACCAACATCGCCAACGTCGGCGACGCTACTGGGCTGCGCGGCTCGTCCGCGGCTGGCTCGCTGTACGTGTCGCTGCACACGTCGGATCCGACTGAGACTGGCACCCAGACCAGTAACGAAGCGACCTACACCAGCTATGCCCGTGTGGCTGTGGCGCGGTCCGGTTCCGGTTGGACCGTGTCGGGCACTGCGCCGACGCAGGTCGCACCCGTGGCGGCGATCACGTTCCCTGCTTGCACGGGCGGCACGAATACGATCTCCCACTTCGGTGTGGGCACGGATTCGACAGGTGCTGGCAAGCTGCTCTATAAGGGCACCGTGACCCCGAACATTTCGGTCAGTACCGGCGTGACCCCGCAGCTCACTACCGCCAGCACGATCACTGAAGATTGAGCATGCTCACGGGGTGGCACGCTACTGAGGGCGCCCGCATTGCGCACCTGGAGGCGACGCACTCGCATGCAGTGGCGCAGTATGCACGGGAACTTGAAGCTATGACAATGAAGGTCGCGCGGCTGCACCAGGACCTTGCGGATGCACGCCGCGAGATCGCGCGGCTCACCGGACTGATGATGGAAGCCGGAGCGCAGCTTCATGACGGCCCGGAATTGGAGACGCCATGACGCGCATCGCAGTGATCATCGCCGCACTGCTCTCAGGATGCGCGACGCAGGTCCCCGGGGACCTGTCACGGATGAGCCCGGAGCAGATCGCTGCGAGGCCGAACAAGAACGCAGCACTCGGGTGTGTCTGGGCGCGGACTCTGGTCGCGGAAACGATCGCGGTGTTCGCTGATGTCGACCTGATCAAGAAGGGCCAGTCGGTCAGCATCGGGTCCGACTGCAGCGTGACGATCGGCGAGGAGGCGGCGGAGTGACGTTCCTTTGCATCAACGGCATGCAGCACACATGGCGGCCGACGGGACGCGTGTGGGCCATGTGGTACGCGACTTCTACGAAGGCGTCGAGTATGCCAACCAACGCGGCGATGACGCGCGAGGAGGTGTGTTCGGTGTGTGGGGCTGTCCGGCCCGCGCCGGCCAACCCGGAAGCCAAGCGGTACACGGCCATGGAGGTAGCCCCGTGAGCGCAGATGGCCCGACGTGTGGAGACTGCAGGCACTGGGATGCCCTTGCGCAGCGCGCGTACAGCATCGACGGGCAGTTGCAAATGCAGGCGCCGTGCAACCTCAACTACCCTCAGCAGTTCACCCGCCCCTGGCGGTGGAACTGGGAGCGGCACGCCTGCTTTGTGC